GGAAAGCTACCTTGATTACGTGCGACCATAGCCGACGTGTAAAAAGGTAATTTATGCTTTCGTCCGGTAGTATCAATGGTGTCACGGAATACATGAGGTATTCCACCCCGTGCTTGTAAAAGCGACATTGCTTTTATCCTTAATTACCAATAGCCATCCAACTAACGTTAACAGCATTGGTAGCTAAAGCGGCATGGGTAGAATCCCAGGCACTAATTTTGATCTTTGCCGTTCCACCAGCTGCCTGAGGCAAAACGCGTTCCCAGGTGACGTGATTAGCATCACCAGCGCCAGCGGTTAAAGTGCCCATGATATTTACCATGGCAGTTTGCAAATTCCTCAATTCGGTATCTACAACCAGAGTACCAGTAACCGCGACACCATCTGCGCCCGCTACTTCGGGCAAATGCTTAGACTTAGACATGATACTTTCTCCTTTAAAACGCTATTCATACATAGCATCGACAATTCGTTGGCAAAGTTTTTTTGCTGAAGTCCTCTTAGTATATTTTACTTCATAGGCATCTGCGCATGCGCGCAGCCATTCAATCGAATATTCAGGATTAGGATCGGGCCATTCTGCATCATCCTCTTCAGGTATTGGCGGATCGGTTATTATCTCCGCTTCCGCTTCTTCTTCCGCTTCCGCTTCTTCTTCCGCTTCCAAATTCTCATCAACAAGTGGCGAAGTATTAGCTTGTGTTGCATTAGCCTCTACTTTAACTTGATCAATTATCTCTTCTGCTACATCAGGCGGATAACCCTCTTTTACTAACTTTTCAACTGTTGGAATTTTAGCTTCAGACTTTTCTATTACTGGCTCGGTTTCAACCTTAGGTGGCGTCCAACCATCTTTTAAAAGTTGAGCTTTAACCTTTTCCTCGATCTGTTTTTCTTTATTACGCTCCAACGCTTCTTTATGCTGCTGGGCTAGTTCCTCACGTCGTTTTTTCTGCGCTTCTTTTAATTGCGCTCGCCTTTCATTTTGTATTTCTTTAGCCTTTTCTTGAGGATCTTTACCATCCCAAACTAACCAAGCTTTACTACTTAACAACTTCTTAGCGTGTTCATCATCCACATCTTTACAAACACCATTATGATCAATGGTATAAATCTTATCACCAACCAATACCTTAGTGTTTTGCTTATGCGATAAAACGTTTAGTAAATCCATTGTCCTATTACCTTCGCTCTTCTACTGCTTTACGTGTTACTGCCAGGGACACCCGAACCAAGCATCCCTGGCAGTAAACTAATCATCTACTATGTTGTATCAGGCTTTAGGTCTTAGAGCCTAGGGCTGACCAACAAAGTTACTAGCACGCCCAACGTTCTGGAAAAGGACATTCTTACCAGGAGTGTACAACGTTGGGGTACCATAAATCAGCTGCATCCAACGGATACTGGAATCGATGGTAGCCAACGGAATTTTGACCATAGGAGCTAGTTGTTTAAAACTCAAACTCTCTAGGTTTTGTTGGAACAGGAAAGCACTAGTAGTGCCAGGCAACTTGTAATTCAAATCATTCATTACAGTTTCGCCAGCACCACCAGAATTAGGTACACGAAGGATTAAACGCTCGGTACCACTCGCACCGTCAACCTTGGTACGGAAAATTTCATACCAATCAGGTTGAATAGCGCCTGGAGTAAGACCCCAGGTAACCTTATCGCCAGCTGCTACGGTAACCGCAGTAGGACCAGCCACTAGATCAACAGCGGCAGAACGGCCATAGCGATTTACGGCTTGCACCACATAGAAATAGTCGCCAGCGTCATCAGCTTCAAACAACGCTGTCGCCTCTACTGGGGTAGTAGGTGCAGTGCTAACGGTAGGCGAACTAGGCCGCTTGGAAGCATTACCCACCGCGCCAGTAGGCGCACCACCATCAGTAATAAATACATCAGGCTCAAAACGCACATCACCCGCCGGCGAAGTAAAGCCCTTGATATCCAAACCAACCATTCCTTGGTCAGTCTTCTGGAAAAGATCATAACGCTCTTTCGGGAAAAACGTTTTAACCAAATCGGACTTGGTTTTAGGATTAAGGTACAGGTGGGTCGGAGTACCATAATTGGGCGCATCCTGAATAGTCAGAGCACCATCAATTAAATGGTCCTCACTAAACGGCTTGCCCCGAAGGTCAATAATATTGGCCGCAGGTGCATTATCCTCTAACAGCTTCTCAAAGCCATCAAACTGAAGCGAGGACAAATCAGACCGAGCATAAAAAAGACCCCGCTCTAAAATGCGAAGCAGATGCATGGTACCGTTAATAGTCTCTTGCGCAATCACATTACCATGAGCAGGCTTAACCAAACTCATGACATGAGTTACCCGACGAGTAGTACCGAGATACTTGATGATCGCAAACTTACGCTCATAGCTGCTATCATCTTCCTCAGGCAAATCACCTTCGTCAATGTAACCAGCATCCGGATTTTCACCATAGCTTTGAATCTGATTAAACTCTTCAACGGTATTGTAGGCCGGAATCTTTGGAATAGATTTCCAAAACCTAATATGATCCATCTTATAGGTGGTATTGCGCAACGTGCGTTCTAAAGATTCCACCCGCAACGCAAAACCATCACCAGCAGTAACCGCACCTGGAGGATTAATCTCCTGACCGGCAGATAATGCTTTATTGAGATCATCAACGTCAGCCTGAGTAGCTGCGCCGAATCCTTCAACGCCTTGATAGTCGCGCCATGACACTAAATTTGCGTGGCTGCTATTCATTTTGATTTCTCCTTAAATCCTTTTCTTTCCACTAGGGGTTTTTTTGGCTAAGCCCCACTAGTGGGCAGCCTGCATATTTTTACGGTGCTCCATAACCGCATTAAGCATATTTTTGGAAATCATATTGCTGATTTCGTACTTAGACAGAGCAACGCTAACGTTCTCCCCATTAACCCGCTCATTTGACTTGGCCATATCCTCTAGGGCGTCTAAAACGTCACCCTTACTGAGTTGCTCACCAGCAGACGTCCGCCCCCCAAAACTTTTCTCGAGTTGCTTAGTACTACCGTGGGCACCGCGACTTTTAGGGCCACGTACCGGTTGGTCAGTCAAAGTATCGAGTTGAATGGCCATGGACTTAACCATATTACCAATGTCGATTAAAGCCTTAGCCTGTAGCAAGGCAAACTCATGACGTCGATTATCGGATTTTTGAATCTCATTACCGATAGCACGAAGAGACTTCTCTAGCGCTTCCTGATTCTCACGAAGATAATCACTTACATCAATTGCTTTCTTCAACTCTTCACCCTCGTTAAAGGACTTGACGATATTGTCCGAAATTTCCGTATCCGGAGTTTCCTCATCACCGCCAAGAATATTAAAAAGTTCAGCTTGCTCGGCCTTAGTTAACTCATCATCTTGAGCCTTTTGCAGCAAAACAGCTTTACGGGTAGGCGGATCGTCAGCCGCAAAATCCTCTAGCCGGTCAAGTGACTTCTCTAAATCATCAATCCCGATATCCGCCTTTTCCATTTTACAAAGCTTCCCACCTTTCATGGTATAACCTCCGCCTTTTTCAGGCTTACCTTCCTTATTTAATTCTTGACCTTCTAATTCCTCGCCGGTTGAGCCTTGGCCTGTAGACTCACCCGCATCTTGCTTGTGGTGCTCCCCTGCACTGTCTTTGGGGCTTTTCATGCCAATTTCTCCTAAAGTTTCCCTTGGCTTTTAAGCCTACGGGTTAAGTCAACAAACTTCCCCGCAGACTCCGCCGAAATACCTGGAATACGTTTTTGTACCCAGCTAATAGCTTCTGCATCTGACAGGGATTTCTCCATTTCTTTTTTACGCTTCTTTTCGTCTTCCTCGAGATCTAAACGTTCATCAGTTTCCAAGCTTTCAGTAGCTAAAACCTGACCAGCTGTTGCACCAATTTGGGGGCCTGCGGGCTGAGTAAGTGGGCCTCCAGTAGTGCCCATACCTAGAGCCCGCAGTAATTCGTTATCGTTGTCTTCAACGGCTTGTAGACTTTTAGCCAAGATATCTAAACGCGAATCGGTATTAACGGGACAATTCGTAATAGCTACGTTACGGACTTTAGCCTTTGCGATCGTACGTCTATTTTTACCACTACGTTTTAAAACTGAGCCTTCAACTGAAAAGCCTAAATGCCTACCAGTGCCTTGTAACGCTTGGCCTAGTTCCCAGATTCGATCGGCTCGTTTCGTATTTAAGAGATAACCTTCGGCCCAGGTACCAGATACAGGCGCTAACGAACCATCCGGCAACATATCCCCGCGGCTAAACGTTTTAACCATTTCGGGATACCCTAAAATACCGTCAGTATCCTTAGAATGATTATCGTTATACCAACCGCCACGAATGAAATCATTGAAGTCTAAACCCGATTGTAAGACTACTTCGTTTTGACGATCGGGATTCTCGGTTGAGATAATCCCCCCAATGCGCCGCTGCTTACCCTTTTCAGCATCCGCCTTTTCAAAAAAGGTAACCGGTATCTCGAATTCAAACGGTAACTTACCACTACTCATTTGCACATAACCCAAATAAAAATAGGGGTGTAGCGTAATGGTTGGTTACGCTACACCCCTACCGGATTCCAAGAGACCCGAACTAGCCTTTCAGCTAACGACCCTTACGGGCCTATTCAGGCCATAATCCCTAAACGGGCGCTTACTCTTGGATTATGTATTCTCAGACTTGAGTAATATTGTCAAGGGACTATTATTCAGCTTTAGGCAATGTCGAAGTTACAAGTACCCCACGCCGTACAGTTACAGGAGCATCTTTTTGCTGTAAGTACAAAAAACAGGGTTTACAAAGGCCCAAACGTCCCCATTTAGTAGGATAGATACCAACCCTATCCCTTTGACATTGCAAGAAAATTTCCTGTTCTTCACCCATTTCATCAGGCCTATGGGTAACCTGTTTTAAGTCACACTTCATTTACCTTGCTCCTTCAATACGAACCGTTCATTAGGTATCTGTTCACTATCTTGTATAGCTAACGGAATTACCACTTCCGCTTTACACCAGTGGCACTTGGTATGACAGGTACCACTCTTATGAAATTCCACAGGCCCATGTGCCCGCAGGCGTACCCTATCACCTGACTTTTGGAGTATCTTTTGTTTGCACTCCGGACAACGCATTAGACTATATAATCCCTGGTTATCTCTTCATGAAAATA